CTAGTTTTTTTCTTACCGTTAGATATTCTAACTTGTGTTCCAAAAGCCGGTCTTCTCATTATTTCTTCTTCTTACGACGACGTTTTTTAGCAGTCTTAGCAGCTCTTTTAAATTGAGCATTAGTAGGAGCGCCTTTAGCTCCTTTTTTTCTCATACGTTCTCCTGAACCTGCTTTAATACGTCTACGTTTAGCGTGTATGTTTGCATACAAGCCTTTTCTTTTTTTACTTTTTCTTGCCACGTTTCTTCCCTTTTTTCTTTTTAGGTCTTCCTCGTTTACTACCGTATGTTCCTTTACCCATTGGCATTATAGTATCCTCCTTGCTGGTCCCTTCTTAGAAGTTTTAGAAGCTCCTTCTTTGAGCTTTTTAGTTCCTTCTTCTTGGGACAATGTTCTTATATCAATCTGGTCTTTTCTAATAGCTGTTGCCCAAGGATTGTTTTCCCTGACAACAAAGTTTGTATTCCATTTAGGTGCCGCCGCTCTCTGACCACAAGAAGGGCAGTTAAACATTCCCTCTGGATTTGGCTTATTGCAATGTTGACATTTCATTTATTATCCAGTTGAAACAATAATATATGCAATTCTGCTTCTATCAAGTCTTACTGCTTGTATATCAACAATAGCGTTGTTAGTACTATCCAAAGTTTGAATGTAGTCATTTATTTCTTTAGCTAAAGAACCTGCTACATCGCTAGCTTCTGGACTAACTTCGTTGATAATTACTTTTGTAATTGTATTATAATCAGCCATTTTATTCTCCTATTAGTTAAAATTCTTTATAGGTTTCGGAGTGGGAATTTAACCCACTCCATAGTACCTAATTACTATTCGCTGTTAGTTATTAACCAGCTGCTGTTGCGAACGGACATTCACTTGCGTCTGCAACTAATCCGTTTACATACCATCTTGAGCCATCTGTGAAGATGTCAAAACGGTCTCCTGGTGAAGCTGCTGCAGTACAAGCAATGAAATCATCGCCATCAACCGCAATATCGCCTGCGTCGCCATCAACTGCTACTGTATGTCCTACTACATCATTTCCAGAACCAAAGTCAATGTTAACTTTTTGATTCATACCTTGGTCTGCGCCATCTCCATCTTCTGTTAAGATAATAGAACAATGCCAACCAAGTGACACACTAGCTAAAGCTGGTAAGTCAATTTCTGTTGTTGCTGTAGGATTTACTAAAACATAAGAACCGCTTTGGTTATTAGTTAAAGTATAGTCTGCGTGAACCTTAACAATTTTAAGGTCTACGTTACTAACACCACTGTTTTCATTTAAATAACTCGATTTCATCTTACAATCCCTCCACGTTATATAGAGCGTGAGATTCTGGTAATGTGATTTCAAGACCTGCTTCTGTAAGAATCATATCTTTTCTCAAATCTTCATCTGCACTTTGTACATTTGTCATAATTTGAGTATCACGATTTAAACCGTTACCCACTAATGGTCTGTATGCTAACTGACTCATATCAGCCATCATCATCATACCACTTGCAATACCTCTGAATAAAGGTTGTTTAACTAAGAACATACTTCCGTGTACAGTGTTAATTTCCATTAACTTGTGTCCGAATGCACCATCTACGTTATCCATATTTATTCTGTAAGGCATATTAGCAGCTGAACCTGCTGATGCATCAATAAACGCACCATCACCCATTTTGTTAAAGTAAGAAATCACCGGTAAAGAAGCCATAACAAGTTTTTCACTTGCTCCGCCTCTTGCTGGGTCAAATATAACCTCTAAGTCTGATAGCAATCTATCGTATGTTAACTCACCAGTTGTACAACTTCTGTAGTATCCTTTGCCTGAAGCATAAGATAATGCAGAGTCATCTGTTACTGGAGTTACATTCTTTAGAATGTTTCCTACTAGACCTTCAGTATACTGAACGCCGTTTACGCGAGCTTTTTGACCGAAGAGCATAGCTCTTTCAATGTCAATTTTATGTTCACGTAATTTTTGAGCCCAAATTCTGTCGAACTCATTAGCATAGCCACGGTGACGTGTTGCTATTGCTGTATTTGTTAATTCACACGCTGTCTTAAAGATTTGTGTATAACCAAATCCGTCGTCTAATGTATCACTAAATGTATCTGGTGATGCAGTACCTTCTTCAAATGATGTACCAATAATTTGGCAAGCATCGTTATCTGAAAGAATGTTATAACCAGAAGTAGTAACATCAGAAAGTTCAATAATTCTACCTTGGAAGGTAGTATCAGCTGAACCTGCGACTGGACCTGACTCAACTCTTACTAGAGCTTGTGAGTATCCTGCTGTTGAATCTAACACACCTACTGCGAATACCATTCCTTTTGTAAGGAATTTAACCGCTGCACCTGAGCCGTCATCAACTTGGAAAGAGTAAACACTTCCTGCAGAAACTGCTGAACCGCCATTTACGTCTGCGTCTAAGTTAAATGTTCTTGCAGTGTAGTTGATTTGTGTTCTGTTTTCAAGAAAACGGAATACATTATCATCTGTTGCTACTTTAGAAACATTACTTAGGTAGGTAAAAAACGGTGACTCTTCTGGTGTTAGTTCGGCAACTCTGTCAGAGAAATCATAAAGTTTTCTCTGGTCAGGTGCTTGACCGTAACCAGCTGAGGTAGCAGCTGCTGTAATGTTGGAAGCTTTTAATATTCCTTCATTTATAGCCATTTTAGTCTCCTAAATTGTTATTTGGCTAATCTTCCACCACGACTTGAACTTAGAATTCTTTCCCAAACCTGGTCTCCTTCTGAGGCTTGTGGCTGTTCGCCGCCTTGAAGTACTCCAGCTGGTTTAGGAACAGATTTAGCAGCTTGCACAGCTTTTTTGTTTTCATTAGGTTTTGCAGTTTCTCCTTTGCCTTCTTTCCAAACCTTTATTAAGGTTTCAATAGGTAAGTTAGCTTTCGGTGTAGTTGCAAACTGTAAAAACTCTTGAGCATCATCTTGCCCTAAGTTGTGTTTACTTACTAGTTCTGTTTTTAAATTATTCATCGCCATATCGTTTTTAAGTCTAGCCAATTCGTTATCTACTGTCTCGTGTACAAGCTTTTTCTCTTGACCTACTCTAAATTTGTAGGATTCAGATTCTGGCTTGTAATAGGCGTCCCAAGGGTCAAAGTTTTCTGGGGTTGTACTTCCCTCATTTTCTATGCCCGCATCGGATTGTCCGGAAAGTTGCTTTTCAATAACGTCTACTAATTCAGGTCTAGAGTTTATCGTGTCTCTTAATTGAAGTAAATCTTGCGACTCGCTTCTAAGATTTTCGTGCTCTGCTGTTTTTTTGTCGTACATTGATTGAAACTTTTTAGCTTCAGCTTCCCAATTTACTTCTTCAGATGTTTCTGCACCTTCAGTAACTTGTTCTGGTTCTACTGAGATAGATTCTACCTCTGTAGATTCAGTTATTGGGTCTTTCTGTTCAACCTGTTGTTGTTCTTGTTCTTTTGCCATTTGTTTTTTCTCCTCTCCTGATTTAGTTTATTACTCGGAACCAGGGTTGTTTTTATTGTCGTCTTCTATAGAGCCGGCTAATTGGTCTACCAAATTGTTCAATTGCATCTGTTTTTCTTTTTGTTTAACTTTAGCACTACTTACAACGTCGTTTAATCTACTCTTAAACTTCTCTGTTTCTGTACGTTTTCTAGCAGAAACCTGCTCACGTTCAGATGTTTGTAAGTCACCGCTTAGTTTCTTTACTTGACCTTCAAGCTGTGATATGTATTGTTGCATTTGTGCCATTTGCCCTTTTCTCTGAAGAACACCTTCTTTGTCAAAGATTTCGCTTTTCTTCAAAACCTCAACGTCATCTACCAGACCTAACTTATACGCATCAAGGTACATATTGTATTCTGCGACCTTGTTACTAGGTAAAGTTGAACCTGATATTATTCTAATGTCGTGCTGCCCTAATGCAATATCATTTTCAAGAGCACCAATTTCATTAGATTTATCATCGTACAGTCTCATATTAACAGTAAATTCTGTTATATCATTATTTGGTTGTACAATTCTAAATGTTTTTTGGAATTTATAATGGTCTTTAGCCATATTATATATGACTTGACCTACTTGACTAAGTGAAGCTTCAATATCTCTTAACTTAGACTTTCCTCTAGACTCACCCATTTCTGATAAAAGCATTGTACCTCTAACAGATTCTGGGGCTTGGTCTTTAAATCCTTGTAATAACTCTGGAATACCAAAGTTTAAATCTATATATTTTTCTACCCTATCAATTAAATAATAAAACTCACTAGTTAAAGGAGCTGGTTGTGGATAATGGGGTTCACCAAATTCTGGATTGTATTCTATAACCGCATTTGGATTAGCCCAATCTTTTTCTAATTGACTTACATTATCTACACTACCTTCAGGTATTAAAAGTTTTAATCCTGCAGCTGATTGAGCGTGCGATAAGGTCAAAGAGAATAACTTATTTAAAAGTCTCTGAGAGTCCTTAACCTTATTCACATCTGATTTTGGATAGGGAGTATTAGTCCAAATATTCGCGAAAGGAACAATTGGGTATATATCAGTATTTAAAACACGCTCATATAATAAAACATCTCCAATGCTAGTGCATTGCATAATTCTTGTTTGTTCTACTTCTTCTATTTCTATTGCTCCAGAAGCTATAGCTTCAACATTTTGCTCTTCTTGCAATATGCTTGCATAAATTTCTGCATTAATAATTTTTTCTTGACCAGATACAGAGTTAAACAATCTATAAAAAGGAACTCTTACTTTATAAAATCTGTCAAGTATTTGATATTTTTGATTAACATTGTAATCTAAATTTTTTGCTTCTGCTGGAGTAAGAACATTTTGTGTATTTTTCATACCAGAAGAAGGATAATCTTCTCCATATAAAGAATTTTCTCCAACAGCTATATCGTCAATGCTTTCTTCTAGCTGTGGATATAAATCTAAAACTTGTTGTCTAGTAAGAAAAGTAGAAAGAATAATTCCAGAAGCATCGTGAAAAAACCTGTCTCTAGATGCAGGGTCTACATATACTCTAAAAGGGTCAACGTGCGTATATTTTATTTCGCCTCTTCCGTAATCAGCTTCTGGGTCCATATATACATACATATATCCAAGACCTTGTACAGCATAATCGTGAACTACTTGTTTAAAAACAGTATCACCTTTTGATATATCCCAAATATATTCTAATATTGTTTTCCATATATTAGAAAGTTTATTATCAGAATCTTCTCTACCTATAGCAGAGAACTTTGCTGGTTGAGCTGTAAGTAAAGATTTTAATTTATCTACTGCAGCATAAACTCTGTCAATAACAAAGTCTGCTTGACCTACAGATGCTAACGCATTTGATTCTTCTGCGCTAAAATGATTTCCTAAAACAAAATCAACGGCATCTCTTGCTTCTAAGTCCCAAGTTTGCCTTGCGTCTCTCCATCTTCTAAAGAGTTCTTTAGTAATTTGAGGTTTACTTTTGTTTGATTCTTCGTATTGTGCCATAGACTCCCATTATTTTTATGTTTAAAATACTAATTTTCTGACGTTTCAGTCAAGGATTAAGTTATATTTTTTGTCCTGTGACCCAATTAATTGCTCTAGACGCTATATTTTTCTCTCTATTTGCTAATCTTTCGTCTAAAGTTGCTATATCGACGGCAGAACTTTTAGGCGGTTTTGCAGTAGTTACAGCATACCAAAGTCCGTCAAGAAGGTCATCATTTCTACCTTTTGGAAACTCAAACATTTCATCTACAATACCTTCGTGTTCTTGTTTTATAAATAACTTTCTTCCATTTACAATAGGGCAAAGCAACGCTTCTAACCTATCTTCTTTTTTAATACCTCCAGGAGGTCTTACTCCTTGAGATAATCCTGGAGCTAATTTTCTGTCTTTTCCAGCTAACTTATTAACGTGGTCTTTAATTAAACCCTGAGCTCCGACCTTTTCAACGTTAACTCTTCTTACTGGGTGATATCTTCTAGCATAATCAATAATAGTTCTAGGCATATCATACAAAGGAGAATGTTCTCTATAATAATCTATTATGTATATGTTTCTATCGCTATCTATTGCTATTGTCATAATTACCTGATAGTCACTTTTAGCATTTGCTTCATAAGCAAGGTCTACTCCCATATAAAGATTAACAGGAATAGCAGATTCTTCTATCATCAAATAATTAAATCCATTTCTATTTTCTACGTGACCTTTATATTTATTAATTCTATCTATTTTAAATTTAGCAGTTTCTAAGTCTCTTGCTTCATTCATATATTCTTGAGCAAACTTATGAACAAGACCCATATCAGAAAACCTTGCTTTAATGTCGTCAAGTTTCTTTTTTGTAAAATAAGTAGGCCATAAAGGTATTCCGTCTACCATAGCTTTTTTATATAATACTTGCCAAGGAGACTTTCTTCCTTCTTTTTCAGCATCTAGCCAACCGTCATAAACGCCTTGTAGAAAAGAGTCGTAATGGACTATAGTACCAATAAGCCATATTGAACCTTCGTTTTCTTTTGAGTTTTCTAATGCGGGCTCTACCGTAGACATTACCCATTCTTTAATTTCCCTTCTTCTATCTGGTGTTTTAGTATTTAACTCTGACTCAAAGTCATCAAGTATAATATTAGTATAACGTAAACCTAACTGAGAACGTC